TTGTCTTGCGGACAACGAGTTTACCATCTTTAACAGCGTTATTAAGCATGCGACGAGATGCGTGTATCCCCATTTGGATTTTATCTGCGTACTCTTGCGCCGTAAACTCATCGTCGCGGCGTTTCTCTTGCGCGCCCGTAATGCGGATCGCTTCCTCAAGTGCTTCTAATGCGGTCAGTGCTTGTTTCGTTTTCATTGTTTAGCTTGGTTGGTGATGTTAATCCGACAGTGTTATATATGCCCCGACAAATATCACTGCAAAAAATAAAAAGGTTAAAAATGCTATTGTCGCCATTCGCCTACATTGGTTTGATGTTGGCGAGCGACTACAGGATGCCCATTGGGGAAATCCAGTCGTCACCCTCCTTGATGACATTCCACGCTTGCCATGCTCCTGTCTTCTCGTTAATCATGCCGTAGAGGAATCCATTGCGCCACGCTAGTTTAGCAGGGGTGCGGTCGGCGTAGGATAGTTGGTCAATGTCGGCAAGGCATCCAACGCTGTATGCCGCCTGTCCGTCCACATGACGACCCACATAGACATCTGGCTTGTGGACATGACCATGAATGCACGGCCCCCAGTTCTCGTAGTGGGAACGAGCTGGGTACATGGTGGCTCGGAACCCGTGGATGAACTTTGGACCACCCTCAGGCAGCATTAGGAACTTGCTCACATGGTACGGACATGTGGTTATTTTTAGCTTCTTGAACTCGTCCTCGATGTCCTGCCATAAAGTGGCGCACCTCTCTCGAATCATGCCGTCTGAACAGCTAGTTGAGTGAAGTGCCAGCCTATCGTCATGGTTTCCGATGGTTAGGTAGTTCGGGCGAAACTCTTTGAGGAACTCCATGCCCATCATCACATCGTCAGCTATGCCCTCAGCTCTTTCCTCTGACGAAGCTCCCTTGCGGAGTGGTGCTAGGTCGATGAAGTCACCAAGATGCACCCGGTAGTGAGGCTTCCAGCTTTTTGCGAAGTTTAGTATCTTCTTTTTAGCTTCTTCCGAAACTAGGCTGCCGTGATTATCAGCAGCGACGAGGAACTTTTTGTAGCTCATTGTTTTGTTTGTTTGGTTTGTTGGAGTTTTCCCCATGCTGGGAAAAACAGGTGGTCAAGGCAACGAACAACACCCTCCTCCACTTCCTCGAAAGGTTTGCAATGCGCGATGCCCCCGATGGCGAAGGCGGCGTGCATCATTTCGTGGCGCAGGGTGTCAGTCATCTCCTTGATGTGACCCTTCCTAAGGCTTATCGTGAGATCGTCAAGCGAAAAACTACCGAAATCTTCAAGATTCTCGACAATCGCTATCTTCACGCGCAACCCACCGATATGGATATGCTTGGGAATGTTCATCGCGTAGCTTGGAAATGCTGAGCATCGTAATTCCAAAAAGCACCTGCTGGAAGCCAAGCCTCCTTAGCAAACGCTTCCATCACTTCAATCGGCATGTTCGCGGATCTAGGCCACGACTCACGGAATTGGTTGGTAGATGGGGCAAGGTCGATAGCAGCACCCCTAGCGTGTAGGGAGGGCAGGGAACCACCTCTCATTGGTCGATTGTTGAACACCCCAGCGTACTCTTTCAGCACCCAATGGTGCGGTGTTTTAGCGATGTTCTCCAGCACCCTGCGCAGACTCGGAGCTACTTTGTGGTGGCAGCGGATAGTCTTAACATCTTTGCCGTCATAGCGCACACCTAGGTCGCTTACGGCTAGGTTGACAAGCATACTCTCGTCTCCGGCCCGTCCGTAGAACTTAGTGAGTGCCGCTTGGTCGGATGTGGGCCAAGGGTGATCCTTGGGCATGAGGCCTCGCAGGTATTCCTTGCACTTGGCTACGGACTTCTCTCCCCAGAACCCGTCTGGGGTAGTTCCGATCCGCTTCTGAAGCTCAATGATCTGGTGGTATTGCATATGGTTGAATGTTACACCATAGGTCAAGACCACCTTGACCTACTCACCGCTTTTTAAGCAGTTGCCACGCAGAAATCAAGCCTACGATGATGCCGATTCCAAGCGAGGTCACACGCATGCCCCACTCGATCTGCTCTTGCAGGGAGGTCACTAGGCCAAGAACTGGTACTACGCTGCCCACAATGCCGTGTGCTGCGTCCCGTGCGGAGTCTGCGCTCATTTGTTGTCCTTCGCCTTGATGAGGCCGATGCCTGCGGTGACAGCGGCGAACGCGCCAACGAAATCTGGCGCGCCACCTTTGAGGATTTGGATGCCAACGCCAGAAAGAGTGGCTACGATAGTGAGAATGCCGAGTGCGGTAGTTTTCATATGTGTATTATGTGTTGAGATTATTAAGCCCAAAAGACATTCGGAACATCTTCAGATTCTGGGCGGGGAATTGAGATGTCGTTTCCAGCTTCATCCTCGACTGTCCAGTCTGAAGCCCAGTAGATAAACTGCTCGCCACCCTCTGGAATCGGGATGCCAACAAGGTCGCGGAACAGCACCCACCAGTCCGAGCCATTGTGCTCACCGATGACATGGAGCGCGTACTCATGGGACGCGAGGGTGATCTGCTCGTTGCCGTCCTCGTCTATGGTCGCAAAGCCATTCTGCAATCCGAACATGACTGCGGTGGTGCGGTCTTCAAATTTAAGCAAATAATCGATCATGTAGTTAATGCGACGAGTTTCGCGTTGGGGAGGCGTTTCTTGTAGTAGCGGATGGCGGCAATGGTTCCATTCAGATGGTTTCCAGAAACACCAGATCGAGGCCCACCGATATTTAGCGCGGTTAATGCTATTGGCATGTTCGCGGATGTGTCAGACCCGACTAAAGCGTTGTCTTTATATAGAATGAAATCATTTAATTTAACCCCAACTGCAACCTTTGTTGCTACTCCAGTTGTGAATCCATTCGCTCCACTTCCGTTGATTGTCACATCTGATATGTTATTAGATGTGTTAAGGAAGGAAGAACCACCTCCACTGTTTTCCCTGAGAAGGCGGAACCTATTTGCTACTGTCGTGTCATTAAAATCATAAACAAACTGGTTCTGGGGGGAGACACTTGGGCCTTGGAATATGCAGTTAGATAAAACACTCCCTTCACTCTGGTTATAAAAGCTCGTAAAGTTAGCCCCCGTAATACTACACACATCCGCGCTACGCACCACGCTGCCAGTCGTCGTCGGGATGTAGGAGGTGGGGAAGGAGCCTGCTTCAAACTGGCAGAGGGATGCTAGGACTTGGTTGGATGTACTCCCAGCGTAAGATGGTACGCGAGTTGTCCCGTTAGTGTTATTGATGAACGCAAGCACTATGTTGAGCGACAAAAGAGTAGTGGCTGTGGCGGCCACTGAAATACTACAACGATACCATCCATTACCATAATTTTCTATTCTTGGAGATGTGCCGCTGGCAAGTCCAGCCGAATTTCCTACTGTGCCATTTCCAATGTTAAAGTTAGCATATTGAGCCGTGCCAAATCCAACACTTCCAAATGTAAGTTGAACCCAATCAACGCTTCCTGTTTCTTTCTTAATGAAAATAGACCCAGTATAAACAGTTCCACTTGTAATAGATGTTGCCCCTACTCCAAATACTCCACCCGTATTGGCAATTGTGTGAATACTTGTCGCAGATGTTTCAGAGACTTGATAGGATGTGTTACCATCTGGGCCAGTTCCGCTAGTTGTTGATGTTGTTTCTCCTGATGCCCAACCAGTATTGACTACCAACGCCCCAGAATATGTAGCCAAATTCGTCCTCGACTCCTCGATCAGCAACCCACGGCACACGCCAGCAGAGGTGTGGTCGAAGCGGGGGAGGTTTGTCGCGGCACTTTGGATCAGTCCATTGCTCCCCACGAATGTACCAGTGCTACCACGGGTGAAAACAGGCGTTGGGCCTTTCCTAGCCGTCAGTGTCTTGTCAGCCGCGAACTGGAGGTCGAGGGCGAGGCCATCTGGGTTAAGACCACCACCCCCGTTGAGCATGTTTCCTAAAACATATTGCATATTACCAGCGAAGTTGCATGTTTGCGTTTGTGCGGATGCGATTGCTCACAAACCCGCTTGTGTGATTCTCGTCTAGGCGGATAAGTTCCTCCGTAAGTAGTGCTTCAGCCTCTTGGTCGGCAAGTGCTGCCTTCTCCTGCTGTCCTTCAGCACGGAGGTAGTCGGCGTATGCGCCGTGGGCAAGGTACTGGAACCACTCTGCGGGGATTGCGCTAACCTCATTTAAGTCAATGCGGTCACCATAGGTGTCAGTTAACTGCGACTTGTAGGTCACAAATGCAGTCTGTGGATTTAGGTCTCCACAGATCGGAGTAGCCCCGTCAGCAGTGACGGTGAAGTCAAATTCGTTAACTGAAGTTTTGAAATAAGGAGCCTGCTGGAAGATTCGCATGAAGCTATCAATCCCATTCTTTCCAGTCTCCGTGTATGGGACATAGCCAAGGGCTGGGCGAGCCGTGCCAGTGCCAGTTCCAGCACCAGTAGCGACAAAATACTCGCCAACCGTGTTTGCGCTAGAACCAATGGCGGTGAAGTCGGTGTCACCAACGGTTGCGATAAAGTAGCCGCTGTCTGCCACGATAGCGGTTGCGGCAATAGGGTCGCTCGAAAGGTAACGCTCTTCTCCAATCTTGAGGAAGCGTGTCCAGTAGTTGCTGGAGCGGTACGCCCTCTGCGCCCTGCGGTTAATGAGTGCCTTAATGCGTCCAGTTTCGCTGCTGGCGAATACCACGCCACACAGGGCTTGTATCAGCGCAAATAGGTCAGCGTAGGTTCTGGTCTGCATTAGACGGCGTTAGGGGAAAGTTCTGGGTGAAACTTCTGGAAGTCGCGAATAAACTCGCGGTCATGCCATGCGTCTTCACCGTATTTATTGCGGATTAGGAAATACTCATGCGTAGGGACAACCGCAACGGCTCGGCCCAACGCGCCAGTTTTTACTCCACGGAGAGTATCAGCTTCTTGCGCTGCGGAAATCTCGCGGAATTTTTGTTTTGTTTCCATGAGCTGGCGACCAGAGCAAAGCTCTTTTACCAACGCATCGGTCATTGCCTCCTCGGAGATCATCGTTTGGTTTAGAAGAAAGCGGAGGATGGGGATGGAACCCACCCCCCGCTATCAGGGATTAGGCAAACTTGGTAAGATCCAAGATGCGGAAGCCAATCATGATCTCACCAGCGGTGATCGAAGCCACAGCGGCATCGGTCACTTTGATGTAGACAGGGGCGGCAGTAGCACGCGGAAGAACCGCTTGGGTCAAACCAGTCGTCGAGGTGGCAGTACCAGCGGTGAACTGGTCGCCTTGGTTGACGGTCGGAAGGCCAACGGTCATCGCGTCAACATCCAGAGCGTTAACAAACTCATCTGGGTCTGCAATGGTCGTGCCGACATCGACAACAAGGCTGGACGAACCAACGATGTCAACGGTGTTAGTAATTGTGCAGAGTTCAACAGCACCGCCAGCGGGGATCGTAGCAATCACGCGAGTTCCACCATTGCCAATGGCAATGAGGTCAGCGGCAGTGATCTTAACAACATCCGTGTATGGGCTACGCTCGTTATTTACAAGTTGTGGCATAATTCAATTTTCCTTTCTTTAGTGTTTAGTTGCGATTAGGAGTAAGCAATCTTGCCGTGTGCGCCGGGATGCTTACAAACAAGCGTACCAACCATGTCCACGAAGCCACGCTCGCCACCACCTTGGTTCTCAAGGCGAGTCGAACCCATCGGGATAAGGGTGTTGAAACCGAGATACTTCGGATTCACCACATAACCACGGGTCGAGGCTGGCATACAGGCAGGGTTAGCATTAATGATGTTGACGATGCCGAAGTCGGAATCATACAGGGTAACTGCATGGGTGATCTTCTTGGACGATGCGTCTTGGTTGATATGGTAAACAGCTTCAGCAGGGCTGGTAGCTTGACCAGACGAGCGTTGGAAGTTCGAGATCACCTTGCGGAGAGCAACACCAGCGATAAGGGTAAGGTTATTAGCCTCACCATTGACGGTGTAGATCGACGCGATGACATCGTTGAAGGTCGTGTCCGTAGGAGAAGCCGTGAGGATCGAAGCCGTAGGCGTACGATAAGCGGCAGGGACATCCGAAGGGCCAGCCGAGTCGAGCCAGTCACCAAGGCCACGGAGGGCGTATGGAGTGCCAGCACCATTTTCAACGGAACGATCATTGTCCGAGCAGATAGCAGCCTCAACATCGCGCTTCAGTTCACGCATCGACTTAGCTTCAGCTTGAGCAACATTGGCGGGGCCAACGGAGCTAACGGCTTGTTGCAGGTTCGATACGATGTAGTCACGGCGGAAGATTTGGGTGTAGTTGCCAAGACGAGCGCGGCTTGCGAACTTGTCATCAAAGGCAGTAACATCCGTACCTTCAGAGATACCAGCAGTCGAAGGAGCCGAAAGAACATCGGCAGTCCACTCGCTGAAAGTACCAGTTGCTTTACCCTTGGCGCAAAGGCTAAGGAGCGGGGTTTCTTCGGGAGCAAGGAGGGTCAGCTCGTTAGAGAGATCCTCGCGGTTGGAGATAGCGGAACCCGTGCCAGTCTTGGCTTGGGGCGCATTTGGTTGATAGGTATTCGAGATACTCATAATAGTGATTTAGTTAGATTATTTAGTCATCCGGGCAACTCTGGCGGCAACCCAATCTTCCACAGAGTGTGAAGTCTGAAACCTTTGGTAGGCTTGATCGGCATTCTTTTTCGCAGCCTTAACACCAGACTTCGCCGCTCCAGCACCATACGGGGTTCCAGCCACTTTGGCCTTGGAAATAGTTCCCGCTGCTTTCGCCGCGCTCTTAGTCTTATTGCTGCGATGAATGGATCGTACTGCGTGTGCCAAAATATACGGGAGTTGCGGCCCGAGGTCTGGAACATGCAGGTTAACCATTTCGACCAGTGGATCAGCTAGGAGTGCCTTGTATTGTTTGCCAATTTCGGATTCCTCGTCGGCAACCTCTGGAACTTCCTGCGGGATTAGTCCCGTGAAGTGTTCCCGTGCCTGCTCGCGTTGTCCTCGCTTTGCGAGTTCTGCGTGCTGGGCTGGGAGGTATTTTGCCATGGCTTCCCGCGCATTGCGGTTAGCTCGACGAATCTCTTTCTTGGTAAACTCCTTGTCGCCTAGGACGATGATGTCTTCTGCACCATAGTCTTCGTGTTCTTCAAGGATTGTGTCGGTCTCCTCCGCGACCTTCTCCAGTTCAGCGAACTTTGCCTTCAAACCTTCGACACTATCAATGTCACGGAAGGGGTTTTGCTCTGCTGGGATAACTGGTAGTGGTTTCGTTTGGGCCTGCGAGTTCAGCTTTTCCTCAAGAGCTTTCTTTTGCGCTGTAAGCTCACCCACACGGTGGAGCAAACGGCTGCGGCTCTTTTTGGCTAATGCTTGAATTTCTTCAGGGTTTAGCGACAACAAGTCAATTTCCTGTTCCTCTTCGCCTTCTTCCTCTGCTTCTTCTTCTTCGGATTCTTCCTGTTCTTCGGAAACTGCCTCTGGTTCCAGAGTCTCTTCCTCTTCCCAAGAATCATCCTCAGTTTCAGTAGCCTCGGCTTCTGGTTCTAAGTACTTCTGACTCCTTTGGTTGATTAAATCTTCAAAGGATATGTTATTAGACAAGGGGTTTTCGGCTCCCTCGGTAGCCTGCGGTTGCACATTCATGTTTTTGACACCAGTTAACGCCCGGCGGCGGCGATGACCTAGCAATGTGGAGGGAGTTAATATAAGTCAACAATGGGGGCATATAGGTGTGGATATGTGTGGATAACTATATGTAAGAAATAATGGGTAGTATTTCTGACGCAAATCGTGTGGTGTTTTTGCGTTATCGTCGGAGAAAAGGTCGGAGAAAATGTCGGAGAAAATCCACGCCACGAATGCGGATATTTTGGCGGGTAATTTGTGGGTTGACTTGCGGTGAAACCCAGAGTAGGATTCGCCTTGACGGGAAGTGAGGCTTGTCGTTACCATTCACCCCTCCTGCGCGTAGAGCAATGGATCTAGGGCTGGCACGGGTTCCTCACTTCCCCGTGCTAGCCCTTTGTTTTTGGCAAAGGTAAGCCAGTTCAGTTCCAATCCCGCACACTGACACAAAAGCAAGCGGCAACAGATTCCTAGGGGTTAAATCGTCGCGGGAATACAAACAAGGCGGCGAGGTTCACCCTCTCACCACTTTTGGACTAGTTTCAAAAGGGGGAGGGGGGTTATTGCCAAGATTAAGATTTGAACAATTAAGTTAAAGGAATGAACTACCAAGATTACCTCAAGACGGACTACTGGAAGGCAGTTGCCCAAGCGGTGAAGAAACGGGCAGACTACCGATGCCAGATCTGCAACAGCCAGCACGACTTGCAGGCGCACCACAGGTGCTACGACCACAGGGGCAAGGAACTTCAGCATCTGGGCGATTTGACCTGCTTGTGCCGAAGATGCCACGCAATTTTCCACGGTAAACTGCCGCAGGTGACACCTGAGCCTAAGCAAAAAAAGGAAAAAACTCCAAAAGTGTATGGTGCTGTCGATGAAACATGGGTGGAATCACATATGCCGACAGGAGCAATTGTTATATTGACTCATGAACTAATTCAGCAGTGCCGCACGGACGCAAATGCTTTTACGAACGCAACCTTGAGGGCATTGGGTGTGAAGCCGCCACTGATCAAGGGTTGGGTTGCTCAACTCCACGGTAGAGTAGTGACGGCAGAAAAGTACCGGGAAGCATTACGAGGCCGATACATTTATAACTCTGGAAGGCTGAATTAACCGCTAGGGGAATGTGCTAATGTACCAGAAAAGGTACGAAAACCGTCCTAATTGTCGCATATTTCCACATATTAAGCCCTGCTTAACCGCTCAACTTGTAAGTATTGCTTAAAGGTTCAGAAAGAAAGGCCACGGGGATGAAACCCGTGACCTTCCCAAACCAATGAAACAATGAAACAAGAAGCAAAACAAGCTTCCTGCTGGAATGTAGTTTGGGAGACAGCCCGTGTCAACCTAGAACACCTAGCAACTCATCTAGCGCAGCCACAGACCCAGCCACCTTCATCACATCATTGCTGGACTCGCACAGGCGAAGGTCACCGAAGAACTTCTCGCGCTCGTCGCGGATGAACTGGATGATTGCCTTGTACTCGTCGCGGTCGGAGAGTGCTTCTACGGATTGTTGTATCGTTGGTTTTGGTAGTGGTGTCATGTTACTTGCGCTTCTCGGCGCGTTTGATCTTTCGCTCCTGCTTGAGCATGTCCTTGGTTGGCTTCTTGCCAGAACCTTTAGCGGCACGGATGTTGTCCCACATTCCACGCTTGGACATGGAACCATCCGCTCGTTTGATCATTTTGGCTTTCATAGATTACTTGCGCTTCTTGGACATCCCAGCCTGCGACATGGCAATTGCCACAGCTTGTTTGCGACTCTTCACCACGGGTGCTTTGCGCGGCCCCTTGGGGTCTCGGCCCGCATGGAGTGTACCAGCCTTATATTCGCCCATTGTTTTTGCTACTTTCGCTTGCTTGGCGGATTTGGTCTTTGGTGTCTTCATGGTAGAATTATTTCATGCTTTTGCTTCCTTTGCAACGCCACTTCTTACGGGAGAGTGAGTTGGGCGAGTTAGGGTCTGACTTCCAGTCACCCTTGATCTTTGCAGAACGAGCGCAGTAGGCATCGCCCTTCTTCGTGCCGGGTCGGATGCGATCCTTGCCGTCTGCAGCTTTACCTGCCTGCCCAAAACGCACGGTCTTCTTGCGACCAGTATCGGGGTTGGTGACTACCTTTGTGAAACGCTTTTCCATTACTGCTGCATTCCTTGCGTTTGCATACCACCCATCTCGGCGGGAGCCGTGCCGATACGACCGATCTCTGCGTTCTGGGCCTGCTGGAGTTGGAACTGGTACTGCTCGGCGTATTTCTGGAGTCGCGTTGCGAATGCCTCGTCCGATTGTGCGCGTTGTGCGACATCTGGTTGCTGGACATACGCTTGCACAAGCTGCATTGCGATCTGTGCTCCATTGGGCTGGGCAGGAACCTCGATGCCAGCGAAGATTTTGGCGAGGTCGTCCGTGACATTCTTCATGACCTTCTGCTGCGCTTCCTCGGCGGGTTGCAGGACATAGTCTGCAAAGATCGGGTTGATGCTGGATGCCGTAAATTCCAACAGCTTGTTGACATCCATGATTCCGTTGCGGTCGAGTTGCACCAGAGACACCATGTTTTTCAACTGCGTCTCGGCAGTCTCTGGGTCATTGCTCTGGGAGTCGAAGTTGACAACAATGGAGAAGTTCTCGTCAGCAGAACCCTTGGTCATCACCTGCGGATTGGGGTTGCCTGTAACTTGGAAGAACACCTCATCTGGCCCCATGCGCTGATACAACTTCCAAGCAAGACCAAGCACATCACGCACATGGTCTAGGAACTTACTAACAAAGTATTGCTGCCTCATGGCAGAAAGCGGGTTTGCAAGGTCGAGTCCAACGCTGCGGTCAGCCTGTCCGATCATGGACGCTTCAACTTCTACAGAACCAGAGTCCATAGGTGGTGTCGGTCCCCAAGCAATCTCTCCCAAGCGACGATACGGAATGCGTCTTCCCGGTCCCCAGTCGGAGGGAGGTTTGCCCGCAGGGTGCATGAGGGGTGGGAGCGTTGCCAGAGACGCACGGTCAACACGCGAGTCGCGCTCGGTTTTAATCTGTAGCTGTGCGCCACGCAGGATGTCACCGAAGGTCTGCACCTCGTACATGCGCTTCTGGTTGTTGGACAAACGAGTCACCACGAATGGATAGTCGTCATATCCATTAAGCAATTCGTGCTTTGCGTATCCCTCGGCATTGGGGTGGAATACGGTGCAGTAGATGCCCTCGCTGCCATCCTCTTCGTCGATCAAACGCTGGTAGCCATAGACAACCATAACGAGGTCATTGTCGTCCGTGATGGGTAGGCGGGTGACATTTTTGACCTTCTCACCGTCAAGGTACATGGAGTCCTTGCCGCGAAGCTTGTCGATGGCATTGTCCACCCATTCCTCATCCCAGCCTTCGTTGGTGACTTTTTTCTCTAGTTCTTGGGCGGTTAGGAAAGTTCTCCAGAAGATGTAGGGTGACCGCTGGGGATCAGAAACATAGGGGGGGAATATCACCTCCCCGTCTGGAGCGCAGGAATGGACGACTGGGCGGTCGACCGTAACCCTAGGAACGGGTATTTGGGCCTCACCTTTGCTTCTGAGGTCTTTGAGGGCCTTTTTGGCTCTCTTCTCCGAAAGAGCAGGAAATGCCGCCAGAATCAATCCTAGGGCCATTTCCGTGGCATTCTCGTCCATGAGCAGGTCAACCATCTCTGGGGCCGCCTGTGCGACCTCGTCCAGAGTCATTGTCTGGAGGTAGGTGCGGGACTCCCGCTGCCAGCCAACATACGAGATCATGAGGCCTTTTTCAAGCAGGTAGTTAGCCCCCAACTCCATGTGGTCGCGGAAATTTGGGATATACGAGGAACGCATCCACTTCAGGAAGCCGCTGACCATCGCCGCCCGTGGCATAGATGCCATCGAAGTCGGGAATGCCTTAATGTGGGAGCGTTGCAGGGCTTGGTCAAACAACGCCACATAGGTGTCAATTCGCTCGCCAATCACATTCACCTCTTGGTCGGAAGCTCCCTCCCACGGGAATGCGTTAGCACCATGCTTGCGGAGGTCATCGCTCTTACCCTCCCAGATATTACGCCTCTCGTCATAGGAGCGCAGGCAGGATTGGAAATACTCGTCGAGGTCGATAAGTGCAGACTCGTAGGCATAAGAAAGCGAGCGCACATCTGGCTCGGCATCCACATAGATCAAAGCTTCGCCTTCCAAGGCTTCTGACATTTCTTCAGTTTCCATGATATAATTCGTAGGTGTCGGAGTCTAATTTCCTGTTGATTTTAATAGTCTTGTTGAGCAGTCGCTGGGACATTCTTGCGGGAACTTCGACGGCAATGCGATTCCCATCCAACCCTGCATATACATATCTTGGGTTAATTGCGAGTCCAATAACCGTAACCTCCAGAGGCTCAGGTGCGGGTTCTGTGGCTTGAATTGCCGATTCTTCCTGTGGTTCCACCTTTGGCGCGACCTTCTTGGCCACCTTCTTTGCTGCTTTTTTCGTTGTTTTCATGGTTAGTATCCTCCTGTGCCTTGTCTAGTTACAGCTATATGCGACCCATCCACATGGTCAATACCAGAGATGGCAGCGTAGCGCAGAACATCTATCGGGTCTTTCCATGCCTCCTTCAGACCACCGTCACCCGTGTACTCGCTCAAAGCTTGGATAATGTTCTCACACTCCTCGCTGACATAAAAGTGCGGTCGGTTGACCGAATCTGTCGGCATAGTTACATTCCATGACATTTTCCCGATCAAAGCTTGCAACCCATCGTCGATTTCCAATCCGGGTGCTGGAATGCACACAATACCTTCGTCGTTCAAATCCTCGATAATGCTACTAGCCCCATCCGCAGACTGGTACTTGGCAGCACCAAGTCGGGGGTCGATCAGACGCTCCATGATTTCCTCATCACCCTCTAGATCTTTTATGAGTTCCACATAGTCGCGGATTCCGTATCCCTGTCCTTTTGCTCCATCTCCTGCAACCCACTTTCCACCGCGCCACTCTGCCCAGTCTCCAACATCCACACCCGGCCATTCCCTGTAAACCCAGAAGGTTCCGCTCGCATCCACAGCAATCCATGCCATAAACCAGTTTTTAGCTCCCGCAGGGTCGATAATATGGTATCGCGTCACATTTTTCGTTGGAATAGTGTCGGGAGATACCACATTGACCTCCTTGTTGAACTTTGGAAATTTGGTGGCGTGGGACTTGACTGGAACCCCGTACGCACGAATTAGGATCTCCTCCCTAGGCCGACCAACCAAAGTCTCCTTAATTCGCTCGTAGCCACCGAAAGGGTTGTCTTGTGAGTGGAAGTAATGCACGGATGCATTGCGCTTCTTGCTTCGCTGTACATAGGGGACAAGCTCACCATTTAGCAGTTCAGCCTCGCGGTTTTCAATGGTCGTAGCCCCATCCAAGTATTCTTTAACAACCTCTGTATATCCATCAATTGGAGTAAAGGTTAGCAGAAGCTTCGCATTGCGTGTGGCAAGACGGAATCGAAGGGTGTTGATCAACTCTGGGCCTCCTAAAAATTCGTCACACCAAGTGCCAATGTTTGCCCACTGCGGATTACGACAACCAAGTTCAGCACCTTCTAGAATGGTCGGATTGTTCTGGAACTGGGAATATGTTTTGAAGATAATCTGCGACCCGTTAGGCAGAATTAGAGAGTTATCCGTAAATCCGTTTTTCTTGGTGTATGAGATGTAAGCATTAGCCGATGTTTGCTTTGTGCGTAATTCAACTGGAAGCCATTCCCATACTGCGCTTTGTTGTTGCCTGATACTAACTTCAGAGGTCTGCGAAAAACACATGATCTCTGACTTTGGATTCTCAATAGCGGCTTTCACTACACAGTACGAAGCAAATGCAGTTTTTCCACTGCGATTACCTCCCAATGCAAGTATTTCAGACACTTGAGATAGTTGCTCCTCGGCTTTAGCCCAATGTGGAAGCCTAAATCCGTATCGGTATGGATCGCTTTCGGCATTGGAAATTGCTTCATGGTAGACTCTGTGAAGATCCACCAATTCCTCTGGCTCCATCAAAACCAACTCTTCGTCAGTTGGTGGCTGCAAAATAGGATGTTTTCTCCACTCTAGCATGCCACCTCCTCTTTAATCCTGTATGCGTCCGTTTCCATGAGGATGTCGATTATCCGATAAACACTTCCGCATTTATCACATCCAAACGAATCATCCTCTGGAGGAAGTGATCCTCGGTTGCCATCCACAAAGTGAAGCTTGCTGTATGTCTTGCAATACCCACACTTTCCAATGTGAGGCGTTACAAATTTCTCTAGCACCACATTCCAAACCTTAGCGTTGAACTTCTCGGCCAAATACGAGGCGTAGGCTAGGGTGTTGCACTTGTGCTGGATGCCGTCCTGCTCCACCACATAGTGGTGAAATATCGGCCCATCAAATCTCGACTCTGGTTCTGGGATCATGCGACAATTTCAGCTTCGACTGCCTGCGCTTTCACCTTGTTAGCGATGCGAGATTTAGCCTCTGCGATCATCTTGGCGGCATCGTCGATAGATGCACCCTGCCTATGTTCCACGACTGCCGTAGCCATGCCAGAGAGTTGCATGGACTTGTCCGTTAAAACGCCAAC